TTGCGTCAATCCGAACGGCAGCAGCACGACCTCGTGTTTTTAGCCTGCCCTAAGTGTGGTAGCGACGAGAACTACGACTACCACCTTGAATGGGGTACAGTCAATCACTACGACTGCCAATGCTCATGCGGTCATGAATGGCACACAATAGGACTAAACAAATGAACAACAATTTTCCTGAAAACGACTTTTTGAGTTTGAAACAAATCATTGGAGACCCAAAAGCGAAACCTCCAATCACACCAATTATCCCGGTAAGCAGAACAACTTGGTTAGATGGTGTTAAGCGCGGTCGATTTCCAAAGCCAGTAAAACTTAATGTGCGCGTTGTAGTGTGGAAAGCAAAAGACATTCGCGACTTCATTGCTTCGCTATAGGAGAACAAGTGAAATACGCAGACTTGAGAAAGATTGACGTAAGCAAGTACGTCGAGAAGAAGAATGGACTTACCTATCTATCGTGGGCATGGGCTGTAGACCAGTTGCTTATGCAAGACCCTACAGCGACTTGGGAATACGCAGAACCTAAGATGTTTGGCAATACCATGATGGTCTTCTGTACTGTCAATGCTTTCGGCGTATCACGCACGGCACAGTTGCCTGTTATGAATCACCGAAATCAAGCAGTCGATAACCCTGACTCATTTCAAGTCAATACTGCGATGCAGCGGTGTCTGGCTAAGGCTATCGCTCTGCATGGTCTCGGACTGTATATCTATAACGGCGAAGACTTGCCTCCATCTGAGGAGGATAACGCCACACTTACCGATGAGGACTGCGAGAAGATTGAGAAACTTGCAGCAGACGTAGGTTCGTCAGCAGAGAAGATTTGTGCCTTCTACAAGGTTGAGTCTTTGAAGCAGATTCCTCGCATGAAGTACGGCAGCATTGTTGCCACTCTCAACAAAAAGAGGCTTGCCAAGAATGAGGGTGTTCAACCTAACGAGTGAGAGCGATTGTCTCGGAGAGATTGGACTAATGCTGCTTCATAAGGAGTATGAACAGAAGCAGTTAGAACAGAAAAAGGTTAAGACCTTAACTGGCATCTCTCTGAGATGGTTTGCCAAGATTCAGGTGCAGAAGTTTGTACACACTAAGAAGGGATACAAGGCAAAGTGGACTAGAGATGCTCTAGTGGATTGGGTTACCGGAACTCTCTACACGCCAGAAGGAAAGTGCTACAGCAGCGAACAGTTGCAGATAGTCGAGACCGACGAGAAGCCATACTGTTCTATCAAAGAAATGATGAAGACTTTTGAATATGGGAGAGGAAGTGAATACGAAATCGGTTCAGAGTGACTACGCGATGCTTCTGTTGGTCATTGAGAAGCACATTAAGAAGGCGCATAGTGATTGCTTGAAGAAGCAATGGTCTGACGCAGCAGACAACGTGATTATTGCCGATGCTTACTGTGAGGTTCTGACTAATTGGCTCAAGAACCAGAAAGACGGCGAACAAGGAAAGTTTGAGGAAGTGAATGTCAAGGACGTATGAATGCTATCGCATCATCGACAAACTGCAAGACCGTGAGGCTTACACAAAGTATGACATTGCTCACGAACTTGGCATCCACCACAAAACAGCACAGTCGCATTTGAAGCAGTTGTGGACGCTAGAACTGATTTATATCTGCGGATGGGACAGGGAGTCTACGATGTTTATCCCTGCTTATCGATGGGGTAATAAGCCAGATGTCGAGAGACCTAAAGCCAGAACCGGAGCACAGAAAGCAAAAGAGTACCGTGCACGGGTGTCACAACAGAAAGCCCTTCAAAAAGTTTCTACAAGTTCAGGACGGGTGGCATGACTCCGGCTTGAGACGGATGAAGACCATACCGTTCCGCATGGCAGAGGAATGTATGTACGATTTGAAAGATACAGACAAAGGATGCGAGGGATGCAAATGGATATAGCGGAAATGGCTAGGCAATGTGACATTCACAGAATTGCCCCGCTTACGCCTGCAATGATTGCAGCACTACAAAAGTTTGCTGCGATGGTAGGAGGCGAAGACGAGCGTGAAGCCTGTGCAAAACTTGTAGAAGCCAATGCAGAGGCTTGTAATAGTCGGCCTATGAAAAGTGCATTGCTATCTAGTGCAGAGGCTATTCGTGCTAGGAGCAACGGATATAAGCCGCGTAATGCAATCTTTGGTTCAGACACATGAAATCGTTTCTAAGTGATTTGTGGCTAGCGTTTGGGGTGCTTGGGATGGCTATTGGTCTAGCAGCCCCGTTTGTGATGATTGCGTACCTAATTTATCTGGTGCTTGCGTGACTGAAATTGAACTTGTCCAAGGTAGTCAGGAATGGTTAGACTTCCGTAGGACAAAGCGCATGGCCTCAGAGACACCCGCTATCATGGGATTGTCTCCTTGGCAAAAGCCTAAGGATATTGTCAAGGCAAAGAGAGGCGAAGATGCGAAAGCGAATTACGCGATGCGTCGAGGGCAAGAACTTGAGCCGGTGGCGCGCGATGTATATCAAGGAATCGTGGGCCTACTACGCCCTGCCGTGTTCGTGGCTGGCGATTATGGTGCTAGCCTTGATGGTATCGACTTGTTCAATGAACTGATAGTCGAAATCAAATGCCCGATGAAGGGCAAAGCCTCAGAACTCTGGAAGCAAGCAGAGAATGGGGAAATCCCGTCACACTATGCAATGCAGATGCAGCATCAAATGATGGTTACAGGAATCCCTGTAGCGCATCTGTGGGTGTTTGACGGAAAAGACGGTATCGCAGTACCACTTAACGCTGACGAACAGAAGTTCGTTGACATTCGTTCCGCATGGGACACTTTCTGGAGTGAAAACTTTGAATAAAGTAATTATCTGTGGTCGTACAGGCCAAGACCCCAACGTCAAGCACACGACTGACGGTGGTCAAGTCACTTCTTTCTCAATCGCTACCACAAATGTATCAAACCGCAATGGCGAGAAGAAGGAATCGACTGAATGGCACAACTGTGTCGCATTCGGACGCACGGCAGAAATTGCAGGCCAATACGTCAAGAAGGGTACTCAAGTGCTTATTGAAGGTTCCCTGCGAACCAATAAGTACAAGGATAAGGAAGGCAATGACCGACAGTCCACCAATATTGTTGTAAACCAGTTGACCCTGTTGGGCGGCAAGTCCGAGTCCAAGGAACAATTCCAACAGGGCGAAAAGGACTATGGCGATTCAGACGTCCCTTTTGACTAAGACCGTTCTATAATGGTGTTTCTTCCAGCAAAGGAGAAGCACATGAACGGTCAAAAGGAATGCTTTAAGTGCAAAACCGTCAAGCCATTGTCAGACTTTTATAAACACGCGATGATGGCTGACGGTCATCTCAACAAGTGCAAAGATTGCACAAAAGTCGATGTTAATAAAAACAGATGGGAAAAGATTGACTACTACCGCGAATACGATAGGGAAAGAGCAAATCTAGAGCATCGTGTTGAGCAAAAAAAGAAAGTCAATAATGCATGGAGAAATGCTGATAAGCGAAGAAGCAAATGCCATGCAAAAGTGCGATGGGCAATGAAAAATGGACTATTGCAGAAAAAACCCTGCGAACGATGCGGGGAAGAAAAATCGCTTGCTCATCACGAGGATTACGACAAACCTTTGGATGTTATTTGGCTATGTCAACCCTGCCATAAACAACGACACAAGGAAATTGACGGTGAACGTATTTGACGATGTTAAGAACTTTATGACTGCTTGCGACCAAGGCAAGTCCAATGAGATTGCTCAGTTGTATTTGGAACTCATCAATGAGGAAATGAATGAGTTGAGCGAAGCAGTTGAAGGTGGTAACGATGTTGCTACCTTGGATGCAATCTGCGACACCATGTGGACATTAATCGGCTATGCCCACGCAAAGGGTTATCCGATTGAGACTGCTTGGGATAGTGTCGCGCTCTCAAATTTGAGGAAAATCGACTTGAAGACCGGAAAGGTCAATCGGAGAGCAGATGGAAAGGTTCTTAAACCCGAGGGATGGAAGCCACCCGACATTTCCCGCATTCTGGAAGATTCAGGATTTGGAAAATCTGCGTGAGTTTCTGAGGGTAATGTATGAACTCGCCAATCGTGGTATGCAGCACAAGCGGTAGGTGCGTTCCCGTACTCGCCGCTTCTATCAAAGCCTATGCACCAGACCATCCGGTGCTATGGTCTCGTAGGAGCGGTGAAGCGGATTTTGGGAACTTCACTTTGTACCATCCAAACACAGGAAAGTCGTTTGGAGAGTCGTACAACAATGCTATACAGGCAGCGTTCGACTCTTGGCCTTGTGAGAGGCTCTACATTGCAAACGATGACGTAGTCCTAACCCCTACTACCATTTCTGACTTTGAACGCGATACAGAGGCTCTCAGCGCGTTTAAGGTAGGTTTGCTAGGAGCAAGGAGTGATTTCGTACTGTGGCCGCAGAACATTCGGTCTACAGTTGAGAATGATTCTTGTTTAGGAGTGAAATGGGCTAGTGAAGACTCAATCAAGGAAGTCGGAGTTATAGCCCCAATATTCGCCCAAATCAGCAGGGAAGTCTGGGAGAGCGGAGTCAGGATTCCGCCGATAAACTGGTATAGCGATAACGTCTGGTGTCACGACCTCACCAGACTCGGTTTCAAGCATTTCGTTAGTAGGGCTTATGTGCATCATGCAGGCTCCCAAACGATAGGCAGAAACTTCAAGAGCCTCAATGATGAGGCTCTTGAGTGGTTGAAGGTTAACCGTCCTGACCTAAACTTCGATTAGTTCTCCACGAAACTCAATTACATCGTCGCACCACTTGCGGGCAATTTCTGGCATAAGGAGTTGCCCGTCTACAAATGTAAGCACGACAAAGCCAGAGTGCCAGTTAGGTTGCTTGGCTTCCATGTAATTGTTGAACTGCGGGTCTAGTGCATCGTCAGCAAGCATCCCTGTACGCACACCGTAACGCAGTCCGGCATAACAGTCATATGGTACGACACCGATACGGTGGTCATGGCCTGTGATAATTGTCTTGCCTGCCTTGACTACGTTATTCCAATCTGCGTGTTCTCCGCCTGCTTCTCTATGACGGACAACGATATCGTGGTTAAGGTCTACACGCCAGCAGGGAATCCAACGTGGTAGATGGTCCTTTAGATGGAAGCCACCAATTTGGGCGTATTCGGGTGCTGAATTGGCAAGACGCATCTCAAAACGTGCATCATGGTTGCCACAGGGCCAGAAGAACTTAGCGCCGGGAACGGCTTGTACAATTTCCTCAAGCCTATCCTGTACTGCTTCCAGTTCTTGTCTTACTGTGGGTTTGTGTTCCCACCCAAGTGAAGGGAAGCGAGAAATAGAAGCACCGTCGAAAGCATCACCGTTACAGATGACGCCTTTAACTTGTGAGCGGAACTTCTTCAGAAGGTGAACAAGACCACGGTGAGCAGTAGATGGTTCGCCGGGCCAATAGTGAGCATCGGAGAACACAAACACCATTCCATTCTCCACCTCCCACTTTGTTACGCCACGGGACTTGTCTGGTTGAAAGTTGCTAGGCTCTTTTACGCTTAACGTAATACCGTGTAAGCCTTCTATTCGCCTGCGTCTTGCGTGAACATTGCGTTCAGCAATTCCAAGTGCTTTTGCAACTTTGCTTGCACTTAGATGTTCATTCCAAGCAGCAATAAATGCTTCGTCAGTAACTCGTTGCATATAGTTTGGCCTCGTCCTTTCTACGATTTAGTAAGCCGCGTAAGACCTTACCACCGGCTTTGGACCATTTCAAGAACTCTTTGCTACAAGCATCGAATTCTGCACGGTTATGTTTCATTCGTAGTGTGCTGCGCTGAAGACTGCCGAGACCTACATTAAAGGCAAAAGATACGAGAGCGTCAAACCGGCCTTGAGTGAGATGACGAGGGCATAGACGAAGTACGCCTCTTTCAAAACGTTTAAGGTCAGCCGCAAGGATTGAATTAATCTCGTCCGGCGATAGTGTGCGATTCCACTCTGTCGGAAGCGTCTTTCCATCACCGATAACGTGACCGACTCCGATAGTCCATAGACCGGCAGGGCATTTGTACGGTCTGGCTCTGACACCTTCATGGTGCTTAATCATCTCCAGACACTTCTGGGAGACTTTCATCGCTTACCGAATGCTTGAGTTCCAAACCAGAAGGCAATGATAGATGCCCAGATAGCCTGAGTCTCATCATCCCATACATAGTCCATCATCTGCATGAAAGATGCACCAGTAGTGTAGGCATACCAGATACCGGCGATATCGACAATTACAAGAAGCGCAAAAAGCCCGAACGTAATTGACGGGCGAACCAGCGCGCGCATATTCGTAACCCATTGCGATGCGCCTTTGCCAATCTCAATATCATGTTGGTAAAGGGACTGCCTTTCTTGGTAGTAGCCCTCCGTGGCGACTTGGTCGAGTTTGATTTCTTCGACTCGCTGTTGAGCGATATAGCCACGTTCTGCCAGTTGGAGTTCGCGTTCTGTTTGGATTTGTGCGAGTTCAAGTTCATGTCTTTTGTCCGCCCTATCTTGAAAGAAGTCTAGAACCTTCGGTAGACCAGATGAAAAGAAGCCGAGCAGAGTAGAGAGCAAGGTAAGCATTACTTCTCCTTGTTAAACAATTCAAACAAGGTCTTTACCTTGTCCTTCAGTTGCTCAATATCAGAGTGAGATTTGGCAAGCCAAAACACTAGAGCGGTAAAACCTACAGCGATAGGCCAAAGAGTATTGATGACTGCCAAAAAGTCCATAGTTGTCTCACTTCAAGACAAGTCCCAATAGCAATAGGATGATTGACCCTGCCGAAGCAATAAGGATAGTTTCCAGACGCTTCAGCCTTGCGTTAATGCCTGCATATCTTTCTGCACAAACTGCTTCATGTGTTCCAAGTTTATTTTGGACTTCAACGGCAGTAACCATGACTCACCTCACGGCATGGTCGGCCATTGGATATCCCAAGGAAATCCGGCTTGTTGAGGGATATCACGCAGAGCCTGACGATAGGTAGCCCATGCAGCCTTGTCTACAGGAGAGTCAGCAACCTGAGTCCAGTCGCAGTCAGCAATGCGCTTGTTACGGTCAGCACGGACAGACTTGGCTTGTTCTGCGTCCTTTGCAGTCTTGGCATCATTGTCCATGTCAACGGTTACCCACTTGGTATACCACTTGCCATTGACTTGCTCGACACCTTGACGCGAAGCGACTTGATAGCGACCAACAGTTGCCTGTGGCCCTTCAAACACTACGTCATAGCCCCATTCCTCGTAACGGATAGTCGCGGGAAAGGAAGTGTTGCGATGCATGGCGCGGAACTCACTTTCCGTAATAACCGCACCAGTTTGTTTGTTCCGAAGTTCCATGATTGCTCCTTACGCCACTGCAAAAAATATAAATGTCCCACCATTGGCATTGATAGCCGCAGGCGCGGTGCTGCTAATTTCAAAACCGGCAGAGTAGGTGTCGATGTAGTCGGTGTTAGTGACTTCAGCGGCTGTGCTATTGAGTAGCAGATACGGGTCGTTACCAGACACGATGCCACGCGCTGTATCCCACACATACCAATCGCCAGTAGAGTCTATGCGCTTGATTAGGACAAATCGTGCCCCACCAGTAAATCCGCAGTCGATTTGCTTGGTAGTGCCTGTGCCTGTGTAGGAACCGACCTTGCTTACTCCGCTGACGGTGGCAAAAAGGTAGGTAACAAAAGTAGCACCACTACCATTCACATCATCATTTGTACCAACAGTAAAGACGCTAGATGTTGGGGATGTATCGTCCCACATCGTATTGTCATCTACTGTGGCGGCAGTAGTGTTAAGCACCAAATAATCTGTGTTGTCATTGTTGGCGTATACAACCCACCTATCTGCTGCGCTACGTTTTTTGCGAATCATTAACTCAGGAACTGAACCCAAGGTATGACTAATCGTATGGGCAGAACCAGTTCCTGTATCGCACACCACATCGAAGAAACCGGGGGCGCGGCGGAATAGGTGGTCAACGTAGGTTTGACCTGAAGTATTTACACCATCTGAGCCTGTGCCCGTTTTTAAAGAGGTTTGGCTATCAAACGGATTTGACGGGAACACCCCACTAGAAGTTACCCCTGCCGCAGTAGAAGATGACACCAAAAAAGGTTGGCCGCGCAGCCTATCAACAAATATTGCTTTGCTAGTTGAAGAAGAGGCGCGATTAGAAACTACCCCTAAATCTATAGGAAACCCAGCAGAGGTTTGTTGGTCTGCACCAGTGCCAGTACGCGCAACCGGCGTGAACACACTCGTGCCACTCGTCGGCGTTTTCATCGGGCCGCGACGAATGGCGATGTAGATGATTGTGCTATTGGTTCCAAATATCCCGTTGTCAACAAAACCTGTTGCTGTTGGATAAAAACCATTTGCACCAGATGAAGAAGCACTTTCGGCTTGTGAGGATTGAGCCTGAAGTCCAAGTGCTGTATTGCTGTATGCAAATCCTCTCATGTTATCAATCAAATACCAGCCGGAGGCGTTAGAACTTCCCTTGGCCAATACCCATTGCGGCTCATACCCAAGATTGACAGTAGCAACGGCGCTTCCATCAGTCGTATACGACCCACACGAAATTGCATTGTCAGAGCCAGACGCGCCGAAACCGCCAGCATCGTGGGCAAAGAGGTAGGCAACGTAGGTGCCGCCATTGGCGTTAACGGTAGAGTCTGTGCCAAGACTGAATTCTGTGCTTGTTGGTGTAGTGCTGTTCCAGCGTGTAGCGCCAGTTGCTTTAGCAGCAGTAGTGTTAAGCACCAGATATTCGGTGTTAGCGAGGCTGCGGTGGTAGACCTGCCAAGCGCCATCATTATCTGTACGCTTGACGATGATGCAGCCCGGAACTGAGCCAAGATTGTGGGAGATAGTTCTGTTAGAACCATTCCCTGTATACGTCACAACGTCAAAGAACTTGGCTTGCTTGCGGAATGTCCATGAGGCAAAGGTTTGACCGTTGTCATTAAAATCATAACCACCAGAACCAGTAAACCCATCAGCGTTAAACGCGGAAAGACCGAAACTGCCTTGAGGATTTGCACTATTAGAAGCAAGATAATTTCCGGCACCTCTTGCTGTGTCATATAACAGAGGACTGTATCCAGTTAAGTTTCTGTTTTTTACCCACACCAACCCACCCTCACCGGCAAGGTCGATGCCATTGGTAATGGTTTGGCTTGAGCCTGTACCCGTATAGAGATACGTCGAGAACACATCCTCGATATAGGCAGGCACAGCCGCAGCAGCAGCCCCTTGAAGGTTTTTAGCAAGCATTATGCGTTCCCCACTCGTGCGCCATAAACTTGAGTCGATACCTTCCACAGAACAATCACGGTATAGCCGCTAGTGTTCAGGGTCGGTGCGCTGCCATTATCAGTCTTCCAGACCACACCAGAGCCACCAAAGGTAGCGTCAGTCCAAGTCAAGGTGTAGGCAGTACCATCGTCTACCATCAGAGTAACCGACTCACCAGCAGCAAAGTTAGTAGCCTTCGGAGTGCGGTTAGCACCAAGAGTAATCAGTTGGATTGAACCATTACCGGGGTCAATCTCAAACGCTGCACCATCCGTAATCGTGAACACATCTTCAAGAATCGTGCCAACGATTGCAGGGTCAGTCAGCGTCTTATTGGTAAGCGTCTGAGTGCCAGTAGTCGTTACGTCACCACTAGCAGCAGCAACCCATCCAAGCAGTCCGGCGCCATCAGTCTTGAGTACTTGACCGTTAGTGCCGTCAGCAGCCGGTAGAGTCCAAGTAACGTTGCTTGAAACAGTCCCCGGAGCGCGTAGGGCTACATAGTTGGACGAATCGGTGTCGTACATACGCACAGGGTTTTGACCAAGAGCGCCGACTACACCATTAAAGGTATTGTCCTGAGCGACAGCACCAGATTGCCAATCCTTGAGATAGGCCATCAGAGTGCGGATTGCATCGTTAATACCGGAAGGAGCGCAGCCTTCTGCGATATTGATGCTGTTAATGTCTGTGTTATTACCAGCGGTTGTACTGAAATCTGAGATTTTTACCTTTGGCATGATTTACTCCTCGGTAATTGATAGAAGTGAAGGTGCGGCCAAAGGTGCAGCAAATCTAAGCCTTTCACCAAACTTTTGAACAAGTTTTGGACGTTCTTGAAGAAGGAACGGCAAACCAGTTTTAGTCATAAATTGAGAATACAAAAGAGGCGAAATGGCAGCAGCACCTCCAGCAACCATCCCTGCTTCTGGACTTAGGTATCCAAGTCCAAGTCCACCACCAGTAAGCGCAGTACCAACCATGCTGCGCTCTGCTGTACCGGAAGTCGGAAGTTTTGTGCCAAGAACACGCTCACCGGCTTGTGCAAAATTTTGAAGTGGACTTGCACGACCTTCTGCATATCCAATGCGACCACCAGACTGACTCATTTGACGAATGGTTTGTGCAAGTTGCGCTGGAGTAGAAACCTCCCCTGCCGTACTACGAGAAAACGCAGAGGCCACTCTTATGTAATCAGTTTCAGCACGGTCTGCCTTAGCAAGTGCCTTTGCAACTGTACCATTTTGACTTACAAGATTTGACATAAAAGTTTTCTTCATGTCTTGCAAAGCGCGACCAAATTGCTTTTCCGCAGCGTTCGATGAATTTGAATAATCAAACGCCAGTTTAGACAAATTACTCTTTGCGGCTTGAATGTCTCGTGGGTTCGTGGCACGAGAAAGAGTATCAACAAGCATATTTGCTTGACGATTAAGTTCATCAAACTGTTGCTTCGGCAAAGATTGATGCCGTTGAACTGAACTATTCAATGCAGACACAAATTTTGCATTTGTCGGGTCAAACTTAAGATACGGAATAACAAATGTATTGTATTGCTTGCTAATCTCATCCTTTGCAAAGTTAATTGCATCTGCTGGTTCCATACCTTTTGGAACCTTTAAGTTTGGATTGATATTCTTCAAAACACGATTTACAGAAGCAATATCAAAAGATTTCAATCCACGCTCACGAGCGGCAGTAATGGCAGCACCAGTAATCGGCACACTCTCAGCAGCCTGCTCAATACGTTGAACAGCACCACCAAATGCAGCGCCCGGAGTAACTTCTACTCCTTCGCGCATAAGCATTCGCGCTTCAGGGCGAACACGAGGGGCTATTGCACGAGTCCCTGCACCAAGAATGCCAGTTGTAACACCACCCAATGAAGCGCCTTGCAAGAAGTCTTCTAAGGTATTGTCACCAGTTCCAGCGCCAATGCCTGCGACACCACCCAATCCAGCGCCTGTCAACAATTCCTTGCCAAGTGTCATTCCACGCGCAGGAGCGAACATTGCAGCACCGGGCATGACTAGACCTCCAACCAGTTGAGTGCCGGTGGCTAATGCAGGATTTTCTTTTGCAAACTGTTCTTGCTGTGCGCGAAGTTGATTACGCAAGTTAACGTAATCGGCGCTAGACATAGAGCCAGTACGAAGCGCGGCTTCAAGTTCATCAGCAAAGCCAAGTAGTGCGCCACTTGCAAGCGAACGAGCACTTTCTGCGCCTGTGCTAATTTTGCGCGTAGCAGTTACTTGTACAGGAGGAGCAATATAAGACTCAAGTTCTGCCGCAAGAGCGCGGGCAGCATCAACGTCACCCGCTTTATCTGCGTTTACTAAAGCACGCTCAAGTTCTTCTCTTGTTGCCATGTTTATCTCCGGTACTTTTCAAAGGCTTCTTTTGCACCCGGAACGCGAAATCCTTTTTGACTTTGAGGAGTCAAAGGTACTTTGCTTGCTTGCTCATCAGTTCCATAAGTATCTTCAAAAGAACGTCGAACATTACCTTTGATGCTGCTCATCGCGTCTTTTAGATTCTTCAAATTTTCAACAAGTTGTTCATAAGTCTGACTTTGTGCAAGAGAACCAAATGCGCTTTCAAGACGCGGCCACTCTTTCTCAGTCACTTGACCAACAGCGCCACCAGTCTTTGAAGCATCACGCATTGCTTGCAATGCTTCAGTTGCAGCGCGACTCTTTAAGTATTCAAGAGTAGCCTGTGCATTACGAGCGTCTGGACGGATATTAGGTAGGTTTGCACTAAGTCCAGAAATTGCCTGAAGACCTTTTGTGTTTTTAAGCAAATTGTCAATTTGGGACTCAATGGATTGGAACTTAAAATCCATGTTCCCCAAATTTTGAATTGCTTGTGGACGTTCAAGTAGCAACTTTTGTTGCTCTTTGGGAGTGACTTGTTGAAATACGCTTCCACCAGTAGCAGCCATAGGTACGCTACCAGTAGGCGTTCGGGCCGGTGCAACCGTTCCTGTAAGTGTTGATGAATAAGGTCTAATAGGTGGCTGAGCAGTCACCTGAGGTGCTTGTTGAGCAGCAGTCGGGATGGGTGGCAACAGTTGACTTTCCGTGGAAGGAATTGGAGCGCCACCACCAGTTTCAAATGTAGTGCGACGAGCCTCAAGGATAAGGCGAGTTGCTTCTGCTGGACTTGGCGCATTTTGAATCTTGCGCCACGTTTCACCTTGTTCAGGAGTCCAAGACCTAGCATCCTCATTCCAACCGAGACGCCTAACAAGAGCAAGGTCATTTACATTCAAAGTTGGGCGTGGCAACTCGCCAGTAGAGCCTAGTTCACTAATTTGGCCCGTCATTCTTTCAATTTGATAATTTTTATTAGGGTCAAGGTTAATACCTTTACTCTTTAAATCTTCTCTAATTTTTGGTGTAACAGGGTCATAACCTTTTACTCCAATACCTTTTGAAAACTTATAAAGTTCGCCCAATGAACTTGGGTCAATTAGTGCCAATGGGCGCAAATCTTCTGGCAATGCATTAATCGCTGCTTGACGAAGTTCTCTGGTTTTTTCTTCTTGTTGAAACTTACGAGCAGCCATAAGGCGCTCAAGGTTCCTATCCATCACACCTTGATTTGCTTGCATGGCTTGCATACCAGCCTGACCAAGACGCTGACCAATACCACCGGGAACAGTAGTGGGGCCACCGGCTTGCAGCAGAGCAAGACCAAGATTGGTCATGCCTTGGCTACGGACTTGATTCTGGAGGATTGCGCGTTGCTCAGGAGGCAGCAGACGCAGCAACGGGTCTTCCTCTTGAACTCCAAACAGATTGCCGAGAAGTCCGTACATGATTAAGCCCCCAAGAGTCCAGCAAGACCACCAAGGATTGCACCGCGAGTACCACCGAATTGACTGCCAAGAGCAGCACCGCCGAGGCCACTAATAAGCGGCGAGGAGTACACAGGAGTTCGTTGAACCGTGCCGCCCGGAGCGCCAAACGCAGCACCAAGGAAGTTGCTGAGTTGCTGTTGCGGGAGGTTCTGGTAGTAGTTGAAGCGATTGATTTGGTCTTGCAGGGCTTGTGCTTGATAAGCCTCACGAGCCTGACCGGAGGCAGCAAGTTGAGCGATATCACCGTAGTCGGTAGCAGCAAGACTCGGAGCGCCCATTGCAGCACGTTCTTGTGCAGCGCGTTCAGTAGCGTAGTTCTGGTATGCCAGTTGACCAGCAGTACCAGTTAGCGCGTTAGCCAGAGTGGTAGCAGCAGCGCCTTGCAGTTGACCCATTGCGTTAGAGCCATAGCGACCAGCACGAGATGCTTGGCT